TGGCCATCGAAGTGAACGGCGAGGCAAAGAAGTTCTTCACCAACAGCGAGGAAATGAAGAATATTCTCGCACAAGTAAAGGAAATGCCGGATGGTTTCCCGTTTGAAACGACCATCAAGACAGAGACATTCGGCAAAGGTAGAACCAAATACGTGTTTACATGAGAAGAGTTGAAGGAAGTTCCGGGGTTTCGCTGATGGAATGCACGAACCCGGTTAAAGACAAATGGCGCATCCGATGGGATGTGCAGGAAAAAGAGAACGGCTCTGCCTCCTACATGGAAGAGGAGTTCGGGCATAAGCCTACTGATGAGGAAATCCACACATTGGTTATGTCCTGGTATAACAGCCAGACTGATGCGGCTATCCTATCCGGATTCGCCTATAATGGTGCCCATGTATGGCTTTCTGTGGAGAACCAGTACAACTATAAGGCAGCATACGATTTGGCCGTTCAGACGGGCGGAGAAACCCTGCCAGTGACGTTTAAGTTTGGTTCGGATGAACAACCGGAATACCATACTTTTACTCAGTTAGAAGAACTGAAAGATTTCTATACAAAAGCAGTAGGATTCATTCAGACAGTTCTGGCTGAAGGCTGGGAAAAAAAGGACAAGTTCAATTTGGAATTATATCGGATTGAGTGATTGACAATCCCTTCGGGGGAGGGATAAAAAAAGCCCCCGGCCTGTTAATATAGACGCCAATCATTTATTAACACAAAACGCCACGAGAGTGCGCGACCGGGGGCAATGCCCTCTGCCGCACTCTCGTGGCGTTTTTACGCATTAAATAAATGATTGGCATTGCAAAAGTACAAAAATGATTGGATATGACATTGTTTGAAGCACTTAAATTTAACAGAGAACCGCTTGAAATGCTTATAAGTTTGGGCGGCAAGCAGGATGACCTTCGATTCATAGACTTATATACGGAGTATGAGGTCATGAAAAAACAAGGTGAAAAGACCACTTATGCAGTGGCGTTTTTGGCAAATAAATATTCGGTAAGCGAACGTAAGGTGTATGATGTTATCAAACGGTTTGGAAAGCACTGCACGCTCGGTGCAGTGTGATTGATGTGCCGGGGATGCCTTGTGTTGTCCGGTAGAGCTACCTTTGTACAACCAAAAATAAAGCTCATGAATAAGTATTACCAGACATTAGACAAGATACTCCAAACGGGCAAAATCCAGACCAATAGGAAAGGGCGTATCAAGTATCTATTAAACGAAAGGCTCATGCTAACCCCCGCTGATTTACTTGACATATTTGAAAGCCACGGGATAGCCAGGAAAAAGCTGAAAGAGGAATTGAAACTGTTTATGCAAGGAGTCCGGGATGTGGAAAAATACAAAGAGGCAGGGATTACCTGGTGGGATTATTGCGGCCATACCCTTGTAAACAGCTATCCAACTTACTTTGAAAAGCTTCCACCCCTCATAACCAGGATTAACCGGGAAAAGCGCAACAGCAAGAATTATGTCCTGTTTCTTGGAGAAACCGGGGTGGAAAGCAACCAGGCACCCTGCCTGAGTCTTGTGCAGTTCCAAATTGATGAGGGAGAATTGGTGCTATCTGCATATCAGCGTAGTTCTGATGCGAACCTTGGGCTTCCGGCTGATATTTATCATCTTTATCTGATGGCAAGGCAGGTGGAGCTTCCCCTGAAGTCCATAACCCTTGACCTTGGAAATGTGCATATATATGAAAATAACATTGACCGGACTCTGGAACTGTTATCCGGAGTTGAAAACATTAAATTTGACTTGAACGTATGAAGAATATGAATTTATCTGCACCACTGCCATTTGTAGGCCAAAAAAGAATGTTTGCTAAAGAGTTTATTAAAGTTTTGGAACAGTTCCCTGAAGATACCGTGTTTGTGGACTTGTTTGGCGGTTCCGGACTTCTTTCGCATATAGCCAAAAGAAGCAAGCCCGATGCTACTGTTGTCTACAATGACTTCGACAACTACCGGTTCAGACTGAAAAATATCCCACAGACAAATAAACTGCTTGCCGATATTAGGGAGCTGGTGGGTAATTCGATACCCAAACATAAACCAATTAAAGGGGAACTTAGAGAACGCATTTTTAAACGTATCGAGGAAGAAGAACTAAATGTTGGGTACGTGGATTTTATAACCTTATCATCCTCACTTATGTTCTCCATGAAGTATAAATTGTCTGTAGCCGAAATGCGCAAGGAAGTCCTTTATAACAACATTCGCAAGACCGGTTATCCGGAGTCTTCTGACTACTTAAAAGGGCTTGAAATTGTATCATGCGACTACAAAGCAGTATTCAACCAATATAAGGATGTTCCCGGAGTCGTCTTTTTAATTGATCCGCCTTATCTTTCCACTGATGTTGGTACGTACAATATGTATTGGCGCTTGTCTGATTATTTGGATGTTTTAAAGATACTCGAAAAGCATTCCTTCGTTTATTTCACATCCAATAAATCCTCCATACTTGAACTGTGTGAATGGATTGGAGCAAACAAAACCATTGGCAATCCTTTTGAGGGTTGTACAAAAAAGGAATTCAATGCCCACATGAATTATTCTGCCGAATATACAGACATGATGCTGTATAAGAAACAGGAAAAATTAGTTCATAAAACAGCTGCTTAGCACTGAACAAAGATACAATTTTTCAAGTAGAAGGCCAAACTTTTGAGCCTTATTTTAATGCCGTTATAAAGCCATTTTTTATGAAATTATAAAGCCGAAACAGAGGTCATTACAAAACTTTTGTTTCGGCTTTTTGAGTGTTGCGCGCTTTCCTTTTTTGAACGCTTCGTTTTGTCCTTTTCCCTGAAAATCGAACGCTTCGTTTCGGATTCTGCGGAAATTTGGATTTGCGGATTATACATCACTCATTATTTGGAGTGAATGAATGGTGAATCAGTAAGGAGATAACAAGATAAATCCTGCTTTATTTAAGTCCAAACAACTCATGTAAAGAGTAGCCAATTACCCCTCAAATCAAGCCATAAACAGGTTACTTTTGCAGCCGATTTGCAGCCGAATTTGCCACTCTTAAAAAACGGCTGCAAGAATTGGCATAATCAACTATAATACAATGCGATACACTCCATATAACATTTAATTTAAAATGGAGAAACATTGTACAATGGTTTACTTTTCATTAAGAGAAAGTAAGCAAAACAAGAAAGGTCTATCACCTATTGAGGTTTCAATCACCACTAACGGAAAGAGAATCTACTTTAGTACAGGTAAACACGTACCTGCTGCTGACTGGAACAAAGAGAAGCAAGCTGTAAAAGGCAAGAGTGAAGAAGCGCAGCTAATCAACGGTTATCTGATTCAACTACGGAATAAGATATATCAAAAAGAAATTGAGCTACTCCAAAAGGGTTATCTTATCACTGCTGAACTATTAAAAGAAGCTATCACAGATAAGGTGGAAGCTCTGAACGAGAAGACTTTATTGGATGTTCTGAACGAACATAATACAGAGCGCAAAGCAATGGTAGGTAAAACTGTTGCCCCTGCCACTTATTGGGTGTTTGAATATACAGGCAGATTATTCAAAGAGTTTATTCAGAAGAAATATGAGCGTAAGGACTTATATTTAAGAGAGATAAACTTGGGCTTCATTCAAGGATTCCATGCTTTCCTTTTAGGAGAGAAGAAGATGGGACAAAACTCCTGCACCAAACATTTAAAGTTCTTAAAGAAGTTGCTAAATTTAGCTGTCGCCAACTCTTATATATCCTACAATCCTGTAAATGCTTATAAAGTAGAACGCGAACCCGTAGAAGTAGATTTCTTGGATGAAGAAGAATTGAGGAAGATTATCAACTTTGATACTCCCCTACCAAGATTGGAACGAGCTAAAGATATGTTTCTCTTTGGGTGCTTCACAGGGCTTAGCTACATTGACATTAAGACCTTGACACCAGAACACTTTGAGAAAGATAACACTGGCAGAATATGGATTAAGAAACGTAGGGTTAAGACAGGGGTTCTATCACGCATTCCCCTACTCCCCATCGCCAAACTGATATTGGATAAGTACAAAGGTGGAGAGAAATTACTCCCTATTCAAGACCCTGCGGACATCAACAAATATCTAAAGGATATAGCTATACTTTGTGGAATTAATAAACGAATTTGCTTCCACACAAGTAGGCATACATTTGCAAGTACAGTTACTTTAGCCAATAACATATCTCTGGAAGTTGTTTCTAAGATGTTAGGACATACCAATACACGAATGACTGCCCACTATGCAAAGCTAATAGACAAGTGCATAGGTGAGCAGATGGATAAACTCATGGATACGTTTACAGGAGATTCTGATTACTAAAGCATATCCTACCCACAAATTCCCCA